TTATAGTTCTCCCAATACTTTTTGATATGCTTCTGCATGGCGTTTTTCAACTTTGGTCAATGCGGCGAAACGTTTTTCTGCTTTAGCCAAGACAGCGGCAAATTGTGCGGCATGTTCTTTAGATTCAGCAATCTGCTCTTGGATTTCTTTCTGTGCTTCGGTCTTACCTTCTGCAACTGCAATGGCTTCAAACTGAGGATACATTGTAGTAAACTCATATGTTTCACCATCAATAGCAAGTTGTAAGCACTCCTTAGTAGTTGGCTTACCCACTAACAACTCCAAATGACCCCATGCATGTTTGATTTCTTGGTCGGCAGTTTCTTCAAAATGCTTTGCAACATCTTCAAAACCTTCTGCACGTGCCAATTTAGCAAAATAACGATACTTAATATGTGCCATTGACTCACCAGCCAATGCACTTTCCAAGTTTTTCAATGTAACTGACATAATGTTTCCTTTAATTTGGTCCGGCGTACAGGAATCGAACCCATATTCTTGGTGTAGAAGACCAGTGTATTCTCCATTATACGAACGCCAGAGTTTTTATTTAGTGTAATCAACAGTATTTACATACTGTAATTTTTGACTTTCGTTCCAATCCTTCAAATACTCATTGTCTTTATCAAACAAATCAAGGTATTCAATTCTTGAAATTTCACGACTTGAACTAATAACTTCATCCAGGTGTTGTTGAGAAAACTCTTTGAGTTCTTCACCACCAGTGGTGTGCATGGTTACTGTATCCAAGGCATGGACTTCTTCATCACATTCAACAACATAACGCATACGAAACATTGAAATGGTTTCAACCAAATATAATTTAGACATTTTTCACTTTCTCTAAGGAATCTTTACGAACATAATATAATTGTTTTGTGCGGTTATCCGTTGGATCAAATCTTGTAACGGGTAGAAATTCCACACCATCCACAAAGTTAGGATCCCAAGACGAATAAGTCCAATAGAACTCCGTAGGGTTCAATCGGCTACGCATTTTGATTGGTTTGTTATCAACTTTTTTCATGATGTTGAGAATTGTAACACAAGAAAGGGACTTTGGCAAGCCCCCTGTTGGAATTAACCTTTGATGCCGATTTTCTTAATGGCGTCTTGAGTTTTTACGATGTTTTCCAACCAAACTTTCAACATACCGTTGGCTAGTTCCGCATCCTTAATTTCAATTTTGTCATTGATTGTGAAGACACGCTCAAAAGCACGGTTTGCAATTCCTTTGTATAGGAAATGTTCTTCATCGGAGTCATCTTTTGCAAGACCCTTGACGATAAGTTTGTTGCCGTCCATTGTGATTTCAATATCAGACTTAGCAAAACCAGCAACTGCCATTTCAATGACATACTTGTTTTCTTTTACTTGTTTGATATTGTATGGGGGATATCCCATTGTTTTGGCTGTATGTTCTGTTGCTCTGCGTAGAGCATCAACAGTTTCTTCAAAGCCAATGAATTGACCGAACAGGTCTTTACCGAAGACATCTTTTAGATATGTCATATTTTTCTCCTAAAAAGCGAGTTAATAAAATGCGATACCCCGAAGGCGTATCTATTTCCAGCTTACTTTATACTGGACCAACTAACGAGTGGTAGTGAAATCTCTCGGACGCCTTTTACCGTGAACGTCAAACAGCCCTAAGGTGGGCCTGTCTTATATTTATACTTTCTTTTTTGATCCTATATTGTATTTCGGTACTAATTGCCATTCATGTTTCTCTTTGTGTGAGATAATCTTGACTTGGCTAATGAAGATTGGTTCGGGAACTTGAATCTGAGATTCATTGATAACCTTCACCAAACCCCAATCTTGTAACAACTTAACAATTGCATTTCTACGAGACAAATCATTCTCGGTTAAATCGGTTGGCTTACCATCCAATGCGAACAATTGTTTAAAGTGAACGATGTAATACTTACCTTGCTTGTGTAAAATATGGCAAGATTGAAAAAGTGTCTTATCTTTCTTAGATGCTACACCAATTCTGGTTAGAGTTTCACGGACCTTTAAAAAATCATCTGCTTCATTTAAGGTAACTTCAACTAGGTCTTGTATTCCTATCATTATTCACTCCGCCTTTATTTGTTTTTGCTTTTATCTCAGCGATTTGTTCATCATTAAGAATACGCAATGCTTCTTTGGCCTTTTCGTTGGAGTAACCAAAATACTGCTTGACACATTCTATATCCTTTAAGACCTCGGCTTTTTGCCATGGCTGAAACTTACGTTTCATTGGTCTGATTGTATTTAGATAAAAGGAATACTGAAGGTCTTTATCTAATTGACTGTGCATGTTCAATTCATTCACATACAATATGCAATCTTGATGGAAAGATAAGGATCGGTTCACAACAAAAGGAACATAATCTTTATAATCTTCTTCGTTTTCAAACACATTCTTCTTGGTTTGAAGGATAGATGGTATAATTTCTTTGAATAAATCAGGCATCAATTTTCTCCATACTTTTTACTATATTGGTTATTACCAATTCTTGATTTTTCCACGGAACATCCTTTTCCATCCCAAGAATTTATCATTTTTTCTCTATCGACCTGGATCAAATTTAAGGTTTCGGAATTTATTTTTCCAGCATGTATTTTAAAGTGACAATTTGCACAAACCAAAACACACTTCATAATTTCATCAACAGTTTTTGTCATGTCTGTATTTACTCTTTTGAATAAGGTAGCCACTTCTGATACCTTATTTTCTGGATTTTTATGATGAAATTGCATACAACAATCGTCAGTCTCACCACATACTGAACATTTACACACAATATTTGACCACAACCATTTATTTTTTTTCTCGGCAGTTCTTTTATATCGTTCTTTCAACCGTTGTTGGTTGTTTTTACGATACCTGTCCACTATGATTTTTCTTTCGGGTGTCATTTTAAGTATTTTTTTGTTGATAATAAATTTATTTATAAGGATCGTTATTTTTATAATAATGATCCATTATTTCCATTCAACATCAACCATTAATTCTACTAAAAATGCCATAAAATTTATTTCTTTATCTGCGGAAAATGCTGCTTGATATTGATATTTGGATATTGTCAAGACTGTTTGTGGAATAGATTGTGGTTTCATACAATCATTCATTATGTCATATATCTTTCTGAATAAAACAGAAGAATCTTGGTCAGAATTGTTTGCAACCCACTTGCGAGCACCAGCAAAATCTTTAGACTTTAGTGACTTGATAAGGTCAGACAATTGTACATCAGCAACATGGCCAAGAATACCTTTATCGATACTACCAGAAACACCATATCGTTGAAGTTCATTCAAAATACGGCGATTGTCTGGAAAATGTTTGGTGATGATGGCAGCAACCACATCCTTTTCGTATGTGATGTTTTCTTGTGTAAGAATACCTTCAACACGCTTGAAGAAAGCGGTTGCCATCTTGGCTTTAGAACCATTCAACTTGAAGTCGATACAAGTGCAACGAGAATGAATAGGATCAATAATCCGATTCTTAAAGTTGCAAGTGAATATGAACGAACAGTTGTTAGAAAATTCTTCAATAGAACCACGCAGGATCGCTTGGGCTTGGTGTGATAGATAGTCTGCCTCATCTAAGATGATAACTTTGCGACCACCCATCAAAGAAACGGATGATGCATAGTTTTTAATCTTGACACGAATGGTTTCAACACCATTCTCATCAGAACCGTTGATTACGATATAATCACAACCAACTTCTTCACACAAAGCCTTTGCAACTGTGGTTTTACCGACACCGGCGGTGCCAGATAACAAAAGATTGGGAATCTCTTTTCTGTTAACATATTCTTGGAAAGTTGCTTTCAAAGAATCGGGAAGGATACAATCTTCAATCGTTTTAGGACGATACTTTTCCACCCACAACAAGTGATTTGACATTCAATAACCTCATAATATAAAAATTCATTGTATCAGATTCTACGCCACTGGTCAAGTTCTTTGACATATAACTTACCATCAGGACCAGGAACAATATTCACCTGAACTTTTTTCTCTGTACCAGGTTTGTATGTTGGACCTATACCCGATATAACATACATGTTTGTTCCATAGTATTTCTGTGGCGGCATTTCTTCACCGTATGTTGCACTCAATTGCAACACAGGTTTGGTATCAATCTGTTTTTGTAGTTCTTCGGAAGGAATCTCGTCTTGTTTATAAACAATCCGTTCTTTCACTTCCTTGTAACCTTCAATACCGGCAACAAGTAGGCCAGCAAGGCCTAATGTTTTTGCAAAAGACCTACGAGTTGCTTTTTCCATTTTTAGTGGCTTTCTTTGCAACGGTTTTTCGTGGTGTGCGTTTCTTTGGAGTAGGAAGTGGATTTACTGATTCCGGAAAGGTTTCAATAATCATTTCTTTTTGTTCTTCAGTTAAAGGACCATCGTCTTTTTCATACTTTGGTTTTTCAACAAATTTAATAGTTGCACCACCAATAGTTCCTGGCATAGGAATTGGATTTCCAACCAATTCTTCTTCTTTAAAAGCGTCTTCAAGTTGTTGCGATGTTGGTGATTCAATCAATTCATATTCAACAGCAGTTTCTGTTTTTTCAGGACCCAATTGAACCAAAGGTGGTTCTGGTTGTGTTTCTACAGGTTTAGACTTGAATAGACCAAATAGTTTACTTAACATCTTTAATACTTTCTAAGAGAGCTTCAAATTCTTTGAATTCTGCAACTTCTTCTTGTAATGATTGGTTGTATTGAACCTTAGCCATGCGCTTGATAATCTTCTTAGGGATTTTCAATTCATCATGGGCAAGACTTACCATGTCCGCCATAGATTGTGAGGTTGATTTTGCACGTGACATGCATACCACAATTTCTTCAATGTAACCTTTGAGAGACTTCAGTTGTTTCTCATCAAAGGTGCCGTATAATGTTTGAACTTGGTTAGTCATATTTAGAAGGTGCTTTCCTTAGATTCAATTGCAATCCAGTATTGGATTTCTTCTTTGGTGTTTTTGAATTGTGCCAAACCTTTGAATGAGATTTGAACATCATATGTACCTTGAATCATCTTCAGGTTTTCAGTCTTGAATACGAGAGTAAATGTTTTACCGTTGCCATCACCGACTTTGATAGAACTGGTGTGTTGTGAATCATCCTTGGCATCATAAGCAAAGATTTCAACAGTTTCACCATCAGACTTAATTGCGATGTTTGGTGATGATAGGATTGCGGCAGAACGCATGATTTCTGCATAGTCAACGTCAGACAAGGTGAAAGAATAATCAATGTCATTCAACTTGATTTCTTTTTCTGGTGGAACAACAATGGTGTCTCTAGACGCCATGCGATACTTTGTCTTGCTACGACCACCCTTGAAGGTAATATTAGACGCATCAAATTCAAGTTCGACATCACCCTTGAACATAGAATGCACCAACAAGAATTGGTTCAAATCATACACACAAAAGTTTTGTGGAAATTCATCTTTGACTGTTGCTTGTGCCAAGACGGACTTGCCAGCAGAGATGGTTGTCAACTTGTTACCTTGTTTGAATTCAAGGTTTTGATTGATTGTAGAAAAGTTCTTTAGAACGTTAAGTGTTTCGGTTGATAGTTTCATTTGTTTTCCTCATTATGTAAAGTTTCTTTAGAATAGATTATATCATGTTCATAAAGAAACATCAAGCAGCACATAGCATGTGACAAGTGATGAATACCAGATTCTGGGTCATCTTGTTCGCCACGTTTCCAAGCCCAAACATGCCTTTGAAGTGCATCAAAATACCTACGTTTAGAATCTGGAACTTTTTGCCAGTTATCACGTTCATATTTTTGTGCACCAAAGGTAAGAACCTTTACGGTTTCTTCTAGTGCAAATGGTGGCAGTAAACCATATTCTAGTTTACCACCATCAAATTTGCGACCAGGTTCTTGGACCTGAGTGGACACAGCAACCGGAACACTGATTGGAGTTTCATCATCACTGTTGCGATATCCATTTTCAGCCATTACATTTCTCCAACATAGTTTGCAACAGCAGGCATGTCACCGTGGAAGTGATATGTACCAATGTGTGCAGTCCTCATCCATGGGCACAAGTA